GTTGTTCCGCCGAGAGCCTGACTATTCGCGACCGCCCGAACGTCGAAAGCCCCAAGAACCGCTGCCGGTGCGAACGTTGACGGACGATTTGGATTACGACCTTCAAGAATACAATGCGTTCAGGCGTCGTTGTTGCCAAACGGACATAACAATGGACGAGTTTCTGCCGATCCGCACGGCTTGGATTGCAAAGACCGGGTTTCAGCCGAAGCCCCGTGTGCTACCGCCGACCGACGCAAAGGCGTCCGGTTGAATTGACGGCGTGGCCGTAATTGACGGCGTGGCCGTAATTGACGGCGTGGCCGTAATTGACGGCGTGGCCGTAATTGACGGCGTGGCCACCTCGTTGCTCAGATTAGGTTCCATCAACAATCTCCAGTTTGCCCACCGTGAAGCCCGCCGGGGTAATAGACGCGGGCAATGTGCCGGGAAAGAATCAGCGGGATCTTCGCAATCATGGCGCTGGCCATCTTGCGCTTGCTGGACTTGGAATTATGGCTGCTGATGCCGGATTCCTCTTGGAACCAATCCCCTCCCTGTTTGACATGCAACGAATCCTCGCCATTCAGGCGCCAATGCGGCGACAACTCGCCCGTCTCCTTGAATCGATTCGAGTCGTGACCCGGGCGTTTGGCGATGCTCTTGGTCATCGGCATCAGCGCCGGCACGTCGCCCCAGAGGTGAAACGAACCGAACGCCCACCGGCTGCGCCCGACCCACGGTTGAGCTCCACGGACGTTTTCGATGACGATAGGAATGTGCCGTCCAGCCGCCTCGCTGGCCTCGCGCGCAATCCGAAAGCAGGCGTCGAACAGGCGGTTCAAGGCTGCCAGCTTCGCGCCCGTGGCGTTTGCCCGGATGTCTGCGGCTTTGGCCTTCGCGATTGTCCAAGGCATTGCCATGTAGCTGTACTCTTGGCACGGGGGACTCGCGACAATCAGCGCGGCGTCGCGGAACTGGCTGCCGTGCAAAGTCGTGACGTCCTGCAGCACCAGATGCGCGGGGTAGCGGTGTTCGCCGTAGACGTGACGCTCAATATCGAACCCGACGACGTCGTAGCCTTCGGCCAGAAGCCCCTCGGTCCATCCGCCAAGGCCGCAGAAAAGGTCAATTGCCAAGGGTAGCATTGGCCGCCAACATTCGCGCTTCAATGGAATATTCTTGATTCATGGCGCCGATGATTTCCTCTTTGCCGTAGCGGCAGGGCCGTGACCGGTCCGCGCCGGCCGCCGCCAAGGCCGTTGACATTACCTGACGCAACCGCAAGTATCCACCCATGAGCCGACTCAGTAACCACCCGAGGCATCGCTAGGTCATGGGCCGACTCAAGTTTAAATTAAAGGATCGCTAACCCATGGGCCGACCCCGCAAAATCTTCGGGCACAAGCGCTTGAACGTGCACGTCTCTCCCGACGTGCATCGGCAATTGCACGCCGCGGCCGGCGAACGTGATATGACGATCCAAGATTTCGTGACGTGGGTGCTGACGCTGGCGGTGAAGCCGGCGGTGGTGTCCGAGCGAGGCGGGCAGGGCGAATTAGCCGAGGATAAACGATGACCCGATTATATGTCGTGACCGACGTGGCAACCGGCGCGGTGATCCGCTACGTGCGCGCCGCGTCGTTAAATAGCGCCGTACGTGCGGTGGCCAACGAGCGCTTTGATGCGGCGGTGATGTCGGCCGATGCGGTGTACACGGCGCTGCGCGCGGGCTCGAACGTGCTGGACGTGACGGTGGGCCAGGACGAGGGTCCCGACGATGAGGACGATGAACCGAACGCGGCCACCGACGCGGGCGTGAGCGAGGTCACGCACGTGCGCGAAGTCGCCGCCGCGAAGGGCCGGTTGGCGGCTGCCCCGTCGCTGGACGAACCCGTGGCGCGCGCCGCCCACTTGAGCGACGGTCCCCGCCTGTGATGAGGACGATGAGCCGAATGCGAGCGACGCGGGCGACGCGAGCGTGAGCCGGGTGCCTTTACATGAACGGCTCGCACCGCCGAAGCCGCTGCGCGCTCGGCCGTCGCTACCACGCACCGAGATTCTGAAACTACGCATGTCCAAAGCGCTGCACGCAGCGCTGGTGATGGAGGCGTGGGAGACTGGGTTGAAATTGGAGGACTACGTGCGGGGTTTGTTGGAACGGCGGGGCAAGTGGGCAAGAACGGTCGGCCGGCGCGACGGATATGATTTGCAGGCGGAGCTGCCGGTGCGGGATGCGACGACCGAGGGGGCGATGTGACGCCACCGAAAGTGCCCGGACTGCCCGGATCGCCCAACGACATCGACGAATCCATGATAAAACTCGCGCTCGCGGCGTGGTTCATGCATGGGTTGCTGAGTGGGCCCGCGATTGATACGGGGAACGGTGACGGCGCAATAGTTGACCGCGCGTTCCAAATCGCGGACGCGTTCATCAAGCGCATGAAGGCGGAGCCGTGACCGCCGCCCGCCCCACACCCACCCGCCCCCTCGCCGCGATCCTGACGGAAGTAGCCTACCTCACCCAAACCCTGCGCGCCGTGCCCTACGATGCGATGTTCGTAGAGCCCGACGGCACCCAGACCCAATTGGGGGCGGCGCTGCACCGCGCGGCGGACCTCTTGGAGGCGCTGGAAGCCGACAACGTGCGGTTCTACCAGACCGCGGCGCAGATTTACGACGGTGACCCGCATCCTGAAAAGCTGGCCGAGGCGGTGCTGACTGCGCCCTCGTACCGGGCGTTTTACCAGTAGCGGGGTCTCGTCTGGGCTGCGCTGACCCGACCCTAATCGGTTTCCAAGGAAACTCAATCGTTCTATAGTCGGCGGATATGCCCCGCCGCCCCCGCGTGACTTTTATCGGCCGCTCTCAAGCGGACGATCCCTATGATTCCCGGCCGCCGGTCGCCCCCGACGAGCGCGAAACGCTGGCCGCGTGGATGCGCGAGACCGTGGAGGCCATCGAAGCCGAAGCCGCCGAGCGCATTGAAAAACTGCGCAACGTGGGCGAACACCCCTCGCCCGTATTTGCCCGCATGGTGCGCGAGCACGCGCGCCTGCGCTTGCCGCATTCGCACATCGCGGCTCTCATGTGTATCCCGGTCCAGACCATTGAGAAGCACTATGCGGCCGAAATCATCGCGGGCGAAGCGGAAGCCATGGTGAATGTGACGCGCAACATGCTCAGGATCGCGACCTCAACCAACGACCCGTCGGCCGCCAAAGTGGGATTGGCGTGGCTGGAGCGGGCCGGGGGCGATACGTGGAAGCCGGCCGCCAAGCGCGTGGAGGTGAGCGATACGACCGCGCCGCCCGTGATTGACTCGGCGCTCCTCACCGACGAAGAACGCGCGCAGTTGAAAGCGATTTGCGAGCGCGTGGTGAACCGACCGAACGCGGTGACGGACGATGCGACCCGCGCGGGATTGGGTGCGGCCGAAATATTGGACGACACGGCGGGTGACGATGACGCGTCCGACTCGGATTCGTCCGACTCGGATTCGTCCGACTCGGATTCGTCCGCCGATTCGTAAATGCTGAACTACCTCTAGATGCTGAACTATAACGGCCAAGCGTTTGATCCGAAGGCGCAGCTTCGGGATGTGGATCGATACGAATGCGAGCAGTCGCTGTATCAGTTTTTGAGGAGTGCGTGGCGATACATTGATCCGAATCCGTGGAAAGACGGCTGGGTTGTGCAAGCGATTGCGGAACATTTGCAGGCCGTATGTGATGGAGATATCAAGCGGCTCGTGGTCAACGTCCCTCCAAGAATGGCCAAGTCGAGCCTTATCTCCGTGGCATTCGGTCCGTGGGTGTGGGCGCAACCCGCTCACGGTCCCATCTGCGGTCCAGGCGCGCAGTTTTTATATGCGTCCTATGCGGACAAACTATCGCTTCGAGATTCCGTCAAAAGCCGTCGCCTCATTGAATCGCAATGGTATCAAGAGCGCTGGGGATCGCGGTTCAAATTAACATCCGATCAGAACACGAAGTCACGATTCACCAATGACAAGGGCGGCGAGCGGTTGATCACGTCCATTGGCGCGGGTGTTACAGGAGAAGGCGGGACGTGTTTTGTGGCTGGGACGATGGTCAGCACGCCAACGGGGCGAGTGCCGATTGAATCATTGCGCGCAGGCGATCCCGTTTTGGGATTCGACGT